CAATGACGTCTGGGGAAAGTTCGTCGTCGTCGCCTACGCGCAAACGGGCTCGGTCGCCGACCTGGGCGAACCGACCTACGGCTACACCTACCGCCTCGACGGCGCGCCGTATGTTGAGCAGGGCTACCAGGACCGCAACGCCAAGTCGGATATCTACCCGGTCACCGACGAAGTGTCGCCGGTACTCACCGCCGCCCTCAGCGGCTACCTGATTTCCGCCGCGATTGCCTAAGGAGAGCCCCATGAAATATCACGTACAGGAGCCGCTGCGCCACGACGGCGAAGAGTTCGCCGTCGGCAGCACCGTCGATCTGGACCCCAAGGCGGCGAAAGCCTTGCTCGCCTCGGGCGTCCTCATCGATCAGGCCACCGCCAAGGCCAAGGCTGAAGCAGCCAAAGCCGAGGCCGGCGAAAGCGATCCGGTCTGAGCCATGTTCGATGCCGCCGACCTTGCTGTATTCGTTGATGCCGACATGCCGGGCTACGTTTCGGCGACGGTCAACGGACAGCGGGTCAACGGCCTCTTTCGTGCGCGTTACGCCGAAACCTTCGGCTTTGTCGGCGGTACGCAACCGGGACTGCGGGTTCACGACTCGCTCGCCGTGCTTGAAGGGGATTCCGTGCTGATCGGTGCGGCGGTCTATACCGTTGCCACGATTGAACCGGCCGAACCCGGTTTCAATTTGCTGAAACTGGAAACCGTATGAGCCACGTCCGTCAGCAGATCCGCGAAGCCGCCGCCATCGTCCTCACTGGCCTCGCAATCAGCGGCTCGCGTGTCTTCCAAAACCGATTGCGTCCGCTCAAGGACGCCGATCTGCCGTGCCTGCTGATCAATACCGACGATGAGGACATCGAAACCATCGGTTTTACCGCCGACGCCCCGCAAGAACGCCGCCTGACCCTGATGATCCGCGCCCTGGCCAAGCAATCCCTCACGCTCGACGACACCCTCGACAACATGTTGGCCGAGATTGAATCCGCGTTGGCCAGGCAGACATTCGGCGGTCTCGCCAAAAGCCTGCTGCTGGAAAAAATCAGCATCGAAATGAACGACGACCTGGAAAAGCCCGTCGGCGTCGCCTCCGCGCACTACCAGCTTACCTACTACACCGCCACCGGCAACCCCGGCACGGCGCTTTAAGGAGCAACACCATGCCCACTCCCCGCAAATGGTCCAACGTCGCCGTAGCGATGCAATCCATCCTCGCTGTTGCCGTCACCGCCACGGCAATCAGCAAGGCCACGGAAGGCGTCGTCACCGCCCCCAATACCCTGGTTGCCGGCGACTACGTCGTTGCGGTCAATATTCAGGGCATGCGCCAGATCGACGACCGCATCTTCCGCGTCAAGTCGCCATCGGCCTCCGCCTTCTCGCTCGAAGGCGAAGATACGACGCTGTTTGACACCTTCAGCTCGGGCACTTTCCAGAAGATCACCTTCGGCACGTCGATTACGACGGCGACGACGATCAGCCCGTCGGGCGGCGAATTCGACATGATCGACACGACGACGATCCACGTCTCGCAGCGCAGCCAGATGCCCGGCTTGCCGAGCGCCATGAAGTACGACATGGACCAGATCTGGGACGTCTCCGACGCCGGCCTCAAGGCCATGAAGAGCGCCAGCGATGCGCAAGCCAAGCGCGCCTTCTTGTTCACCTTCGGCGTCGGCGGCCAGATCATGGCCTTCAATGGTTACGTCGGCTACTCCGGCGCGCCGGGCGGATCGTCGCAGCAGATGGTCACCTCCAAGGCGACAATCACCTGTAACGGCACGCCCACCTACTACGCGAGCTGACATGTCGGCGCTTTCTGAAAAACTGCGCAAGGCTCGCACGTTGCGGGTCGAGGCCGGGGGGTTCACGTTCCTGGTGCTGCGTCCGACGCCGCTCGAACGCGAGGAGAAGCTGCGCGGCAACGTCGCGCGCGGAATCCTTTCGCTGATCACCGGATGGGAAGACGTAACCGAGCTGTCGATGTTCGGTGGAGGTACCCCTCACCCACTGCCGTTTGACGCCGACGCCTGCGCCGAATGGCTGACCGACCGGCCGGACCTATTCAACGTCATCGCCAAGGCCGTGGTCGACGGCTTTGAAGCCTACCTCTTGGCGCAGGAGGAAGCGCTAAAAAACTGAGGGCCTGGCTTGACGAGCAGCAGCTTCCGGAAAAAGTCAGGTCAGGCGGAACTCCCCGGGGCGTGGCCGTCGCCGTTGCCGCCTGGAACATGATGTCCGGGCTCGATTGGTCGGCGCTGCCAATAGTCTGCGACCTGCTTGGCGTCAGCGATCCAGAGCACCTGGTGCAGCAATTGATTCTTCTGAGAGACCATACGAGCGAGACTGATGGCTGACCCAAAACTAAACATCGAAATCACCGCCAAACTCGACAGCCTCGATCGCGATTTTGCAAGAGTCAACGGTATGGCGCGCGATACGGCGAGCAAGGTTGAACGCGCGTTCGGCGGCCTGGGCAGTTCGCTCAAGGGAATTGCCGGCGGATTGGTGGCGGCGTTCTCGGTCGATATGTTCGCTGGAATATTCACCGGCGCGGTCGAAGCGCAGGATCATCTCAACGATTTATCAAAATCCACCTCGATCTCTGTAGAGACGCTGGCAGGCCTCGGCGCCGCAGCGCGAAAGTCTGGCGGAAATCTGGATGATGTCGCCGCATCGGTTAACAAGCTGTCGGTCAACATGGGCAAGGATCCGGAGAAGTTCAAAGCGATCGGCATTAGCGCCAAGGAGCCGATCGAGGCATTCAAGCAACTGGCCGACGTCTTCGTCTCAATACAAGACCCTCAGGAGCGCGCAGCGTTTGGCGCTGCAGCGCTTGGCAAGTCGTGGGCCGGGACGGCGCCGCTGCTTGCAGAAGGCGGCAAGTCAATTGGCGAGATGGTCGAGAGGGGGACAAGGCTCTCAAAGGTTACCGCCGATTCAGCAAAAGCTGCTGATGAGCTGAATGACCGGCTGGAAGATCTACAGACCGCCTCGCAGGGAACGAAAACGGCATTCGTTAATCTGGTAATCCCCGCGATGATCGAAACTCTTAGGATTATGGATCAAATGCGGGAGTCAGGCAGCATCCTGGCACCGCTATTGTCTGGGATTGGCAGGCAGCGATTTTCGTTCGATCCGAATTTTGCAAGTTCAGAGACGCAGTTTAAAGATTTGAAAGCGAAGTTGTCAGGTCTTGAAACGGACCGCGCCAATCTCGTCGCCTCTGGAGGGGGGTTGATCAATATTTGGCTGTACGGAAACAAGGATGATCTTGACCAAAAGATACTGATCACTCGTAACCAGGTCGATGCACTCAGCAAAATGGGCGATAAGCTGGTCAAGCCGGCTGAAACTCAGGTCGGTCGCAGCGCGCTATCGGCGGCCGACGTCCGAAAATTCCTCGACGGTGACAAAAGTACTCCAAAAGTCACCACCCAGATCAGCGACGGGCAGCGCCTGATCCAGCAGCTCCGGGACCGAATGTCGACTCAGGAACAGCTCACCGAGGTCGAGAAGCTGCAGCTCTCGTTTGCTGACAGCCGCTACAAGATCATTAGCTTTGGCGAGAAGGACATCGCGCTATCGCTGGCCGCGCAGATCGACGCGCGCGGCGCGATCAACAAGGAACTCGACGCCGAGCTGGTGATGGTCAAGGAACTGACCAAGACCTACGACGCGCAGGAGGCGCGCCTGCAATCGCTCATCGCCAGTACCGATCATGGAAAGAATGCCCAGACCATGCAGGATGAGGCGCTAGCCGAGTCGGCGCTGTTTTCTGGAAAGATCGATAGCAGCACCTATGACCAGATCATCGAGAAGCTGCGCGAGGTCAAGGACGAAGGAAAAGACACTTTCAAGGAACTTCAGGACGCCATCGACGGTTGGGGAAAACAAGGCGCTTCAGCCATTGCGGACTTTGCGGTGGACGGGTCCGCATCATTCTCGGGAATGACCAAGTCGATCATCAAGGATATGGTCGCCATGGTGGCCCAGCAGAACATCACGGGACCCCTTGCGAAATCCATCGGGAGCTTCGACTGGAAAGGCCTGTTCGGCGGGTCGGCCGGGACGACGGGAACGACCAACAGTTTCATGACCAACGGTGTCGCCCTCGGTTCGGCCAAGGGCAATGTTTTTACTTCACCAGGCCTGTCCGCCTTCTCCGGTCAAGTGGTCTCGTCGCCGACGGTATTTCCGTTTGCGCGCGGCATCGGCTTGATGGGCGAGGCCGGACCGGAGGCCATCATGCCGCTTAGCCGGGGATCTGACGGAAAACTCGGCGTCCGGGCCGGTGGCGGTACGCCAAACGTCAGCATCGTCGTGAACAACACCGTCTCGGACAAGGTCCAGGCCACGGTCCAGCCGAGAATGAATAACGGCAAGCTTGAATTCGAGGTATTGATTCAGCAGGCTGTAGCGAAGGACCTGCGCAGTAACGGCCCGATGGCGCAAGGGCTTTCAAGCACCTTCGGCCTGGCGAGGGCGATATGATGTCGGTCTTTCCGTCCTATGCCGAGCTGCTGATCAGCGGCTACGGCGAGAAGCGCGAATCGGCGCTGCTGCGCACCGAGATGGAGTCCGGCCCGCCCAAACAGGCCAGGATCAAGTCGCGCGTGATGGTCGAGCGCGCCGTCGCGATCCGCCTCATGAGCCTGGCCGACTATCAGGCCTTTGTCGCCTGGTTCGCGCTCGATCTTGACGAGGGCGCCGGCTGGTTCGATTTCAATGATCCGGTCTCAGGAGTGTCCAAGCCAGCGCGTTTTGTCGGCGGCGGGTTGGAGGCTACGCCGACGACGGCGCGTTTAAACGGCTGGACGATCAACGCCAAAATAGAAACCTGGGGCTGACATGGCCCGCGCCTATTCCGCTGAGTACAAATCGACGCTGGCCTCTACTGCCGCGCCCGAAGCGCCCATAACGCTGCTCGAAATCGATCACGCCGACCTGTCGCAGCCTGTCCGCGTCGTCAATGACACATCGAATGTCATCAGCAATGGCGTCGAGTACATCGCCTGCCAGTTCCGTTGCGACATGCCTTCGGACTTTGAAAACCAATTGCCGAAAGCCACGCTTTCCGTTGATAACGTCGGCAAGGAGCTGATGTATTGGGTCGAGACCAGCGGCGGCGGCAAGGGAGCGGCGGCGCGATTCATTCAAATCATGCGATCAAGGCCCGATCAGATCGAGTGGGAAATAAGCATGGACCTGACCAACATCAAAGCGACGACTTCCGAAGTCACCGCCGACATGGGCTACGACAACATCTTCACGCGCCCGGCAATCTCGATGCGCTTCGACAAATTCACCGCGCCGGGGATCTTCTGATGATGCACTGGTGCGAGCCGTACATCGGCCAAGCCTATTCACGCGGCGATGCCGACTGTGCTCGCCTGGTGTGCAGGGTGCGCGCCGAGGTGTTCGGGCTGCCGGTGCCGACCGATGCCGAAGCCGAGCGCGCCGCGTCTAGACTGGGCCGTGTGGCGCAGATGGCCGATGGCGTCGAGGCGTTCGGGCTGCGAGTCAATGAGCCGAAAGAAGGCGATGCGGTGCTGATGGTCTGCCGTGGGCGGCCGTCGCACATCGGCGTCTATTGCCTTGTCGATTCCGAGCCATGCGTCCTGCACGCAATGGAGAACGCCGGCATGGTCGTCAAGCATCGCATCCGCGATCTGTCGCAAGTCATGTTATCAGTCGAAGGGTTTTACAGATGGAAATGACCGCGATCGCGCAAGCCCTGACGCTGACCTATAGCCCGCATCCGCTGCTGCCCGTTGATCGCGTCGTCATGCCCGCGCAATGGCAGGCCGGGCGCACGGTGCGCGAGTACCTGGTGGCATCCGGCATCGACGCGCACCGCGAAATCGTCATCCGCAATAACAACACGCTGCTGACCGTGGCCGAGTGGGACATCATTTGTCCGGTCCCTGGCGACATCGTTAATGTTGAAGGCGTGGTATCGGGCGGCGGCGGCAAGGGCGGGTCGAACCCGATAGCGATGGTCCTGTCGATAGCGGTGATGGTTATGGCTCCGCAACTCGCCGCCATGATGTACACGTCGATGGGCGGAACGATTGCGGCGGGCGCCGCAGGAATGGCGGCGTTCACCGGGTCAATGACCGGCATGGCGATGGTTGCCGGCATATCAATCGCCGGCAATCTGGTAATAAGCGCTCTATTCCGTCCTTCGCAAGCATCAACGAACGCTGCAGTAACCGGCCAAGGCGCTGCCGAAAGCCCAACATACAGCCTATCAGGTGGATCGAACAGAATGCGCCCCTATGAGCCGCTTGCGGTCGTCATGGGCAACCATCGCATATTCCCCGACTACGCGGCCAAGCCATACACGGAGTACGAAGGCGAAGACCAATATCTTTTCCAGGCCTTCAATTTTGGCATTGGCGACCTCGAACTATCCGACCTGCGTATCGGCGAAACGCTGCTGTCGTCCTACGCCGATGTCACGATCACCCGCGCAGTTAATGGCGTCCTACCGGGATTCTTTGGCAACGTAGATACCACGGAGGGCGCTGAATTAACTGCAGCGACCGGATGGGTCGTTCGCACGTCGGGAACGGATACGACGAAACTCGCCGTCGACATTGGCGTTTCTCTGTTTTACGCGAATGACTCAGGCGGGATTGATGGGAGAACTGTCAATCTTGCTATTGAGTACGCCGTGGCAGGGTCCGGCGTATGGAAAACATTCTTTCCGACGCTTGGCGAATCAACGTTCTATCACCCGGCAACCCACGAATTTACCCTGTGGAACGCCAAGACGAAGCCAATGCGGGTCACGTATGCGCTCGATGTTCCGATCGGTCAATACGACGTTCGGGTAAAGCGCGCAAGCCCTGACGAGACGGATATCAAAGCAACGTCGACGGCAGCATGGGCTGTGTTGCGATCATACCAAGATGGTATAGCCGACTACAGCAACCAGACCGTAATCGGCATCAAGATCAAGGCCAGCGGCCAGCTAAACGGCGCGCTGCAACAACTCTCCGCAATCGCCGACAACAAGGCGAGGGTCTGGACGGGTAGCGCATGGGCGATGCAAGCCACCACAAACCCGGCCTGGTGGTATCTCGACTTCATCCGCGGCCGAAAAGACGACGAAGGGCATTTGCTCTATGGCTGCGGGCTGTCTGACGAAAAGATCGACATCGAGGCAATCAAAGCCTTTGCCGTGTTCTGCGATGCCAACGGACTGACATTCTCCGTTGTGTTGGATAGACAACAGAACGCCGCAGACGTAATGAACATGATATGTCGCTGCGGTTTCGGCTCGCCTTCGCGGGCCTCTGGCAAACTCGGCGCGGTATGGGATGCGGTCAATCAATCGCCGGTCATGGCGTTTGGCATGAGCAACATCTGCAAGGGATCGTTCGAGGTCGCGTATGTCACGGAAAACCTGACCGACGAAATCGTCATCAACTACACGAACCGGGATACGTGGGAGACGGATCAGGTTCGCGTCACCGTTCCCGGTACGATAGGCACGCCGCTACGCCCTAGCACGATTGAACTGATGGGCTGTACCGTCGATGCCATGGCCGCGAAGTTCGCCCACTACATCGCTGGGCAACAACTCTATCGCCGTCGCATGATTACGTGGGAAACGGATTTCGAGGGCTTCGTGTGTCAGCGCGGCGATGTTGTTCTTTTGGCTCACGATCTGACGCAATGGGGTTACTCGGGGCGAATCGTCAGCGTTGACGGGCTGACCATCACGCTTGACCGCACCGTTCCGCGCTCGGGCGCTGCGGAATACCTGATGATGCAATCGCCCGATGGTGACACGCAGGTTTTCACCATCGCTGCCGGCGCCGAAGATTCCGACACGATCACGCTGCCGTCCGCCTTCGCGCTGCAAGACGGTTATCCCGCGGTCGATCATAAATGGTATTTCTCGCCGATGGCCACGCCGGGCAAGAAGGTGAAAATCGTATCCGTCCAGCCGCTGTCGGAATCCCGCGTTCGCCTGATCGCCACCGACGAAGACCCGGCCTACTATGCCTCATGGGACGGCGAATTTACTGCGCCAGCGGTTCAAACGCTGCTGACGAATGTAGCGAGCGTCACCCGCTTATCGCTGAAACTACATCAAGTCGTCATCGACAATTTCCAAGTCAATCGCGTCACGGCATCATGGCGACAGACGGGTGGCACGCAGTATTGCACCGTCCGCGCCTGGTTGGATGGCGTAGCGATTGGCACATGGACGCGGGTTACGGATGCGGCGATAGAGATTGATCTATCTGCCAGCGTCGGCACAGTCTCGGTTGAAGTAACCCCGTTCGGTGCGCAGGGCTCGGGTGTATCGGTATCGTCGTCGCTCTCGCTGTCGATGCTGCCCGCGCCTGCTGCGCCTGTTGTCGTCGCTACCCCGGCACTGTTCGCTATCGATGTTAAATGGCTGTTCGGTGATGCCCGGCAGGATGTGCGCTACACCGAATTGTGGTTCTCGCAGACCAATAGCCGCGCTGCTGCGTCTCGTGTTACCAGTGAACCTTATCCTGGCGCACGCTATCTGCACATCGGCATAGAGCCGGGCGAGGGTGGCTACTATTGGGCGCGGGTTATTGATACGCGAGGGAATCCGTCCGAGTGGTCATCGGCGTCGAATGCAGGCGTCTATGCAACGGTCAGCACTGATCCTGCCGATCTGCTGACGCAACTCCAAAGCGCACTGGGGATGCCACAGCTCGCCGCCGAGCTAGCTGCGCCGATATCCCAGATCAGCGGAATGGCGACCGACATCCTGCAACGCGCTATCGACATTGACGGGTTGAGCGAGCGCGTTCTATTTGAGCGCGCAGTTACAGATGCGACAATCGCTATCGATCCGACCACAGGAAAGATCAAGCTACTGGCGACGGCAGTAACGACGACCGATGTCGAAGCAAGGCTGACGCAAGCCGAAGTCGACATCAACGCGGCAGAAGGCACGCTGACCAGCACCGTCGCAACGCTTTCGTCAGTGTCCGGCGAGCTATCATCGGCTCAATCGCAGATCGCGCAGCTTGCCAACTCTGTCGCACTCGGCGTCTCGGATGTTAAAATTTCCGAGATTGCCGGGCAAGTTGCCGGCTCGATAACGGTCGAATCAGCGGCAGCAGCTCAGGCGCTCGCTGAAACCGCGCTGCGTCAGGCGTTAGGGCTGGACTCCGCAACTGACGCTGACCTGCTTTCGCGCAGCAATGTCGCCCTCGCGCAATTTGACATCAAAGCTAATTCGGATGCGGTTAGCGCGGAAGCAACGGCACGGCTTGTACTTGCGGCGGCTGTCGCATCAAATCTAGCGATTCTCACTATCGAGCAGACAGCCCGCGCAACCGCCGACAGCGCCGAGGCATCTGCCCGCGAAACGCTCGCCGCAACGGTCGGGCAGAACACAGCAGCAATTCAAACCGAGCAGACAGCCCGCGCAACAACTGACGGAGCGCTGGCCTCGCAGATCAGCACGGTTCAGGCGAGCCTTAACGGAAGCATTGCCAGCGTGCAAGAGACCGCCAGCGCAGCCGCCAGCGCCGTCGGTGGCGTCGAGGCTAAGTGGGGCGTCAAGGTTCAGGCGATGGCTGATGGTCGCCGCGCGATGGCCGGCGTCGAGCTGCTCGCCGGTACGGACGGCGAGAGTGTCTTCGCGATCCTCGCGGACAGACTGCTGATCTATAAACCAGACGGCAGCGGTGCGCCACGGCAGATCGTCACGCTCGGCACGGTCAATGGCGTCACGGCGCTGGGTTTAGACGGCAGCCTGATCGTCGACGGCAGCATCGTCGCCCGCTGCCTCGCCGTTAAAACGATCACCGCAGAAAGCGGCGTAATTGGAGACCTCGCTGTCGGAACCCTACAACTGGCAGGCCATGCCGTAACGGTTCCGTTCGTAACATCAGCAGTAACGGGCGTGGCGGGGGCGGGGATAGGGACCAAACACCCCATAGTCAGCGGGACCATTGCGATGGCTCAGCCCGGCGTTCTATATGCGTCATTCATGGCGCCACAGGGGTACTCATCAGGAATCAGAGAGTCGTACACGACTCTTTCTATTGACGGGCTTCCCCCTGTAGTTGTCGGCGGCGCAATGGCCTACCAGACCAACGTTGCAGTATCCACGGGCGCCTATGTTTCTGCGGGCAATCACACAGTGTCAATCGTGTGGGAGGGGCAGGACGGGACGGTTAGCCTATCCCCCGGAACGCTATTCATTCAAGGAGCAATGAAATGACCCCGTTCGTCGTTAGAAATTTGAGCGGAGAGGTGATTCGGTACGGTCGCGCACCGGAGTCTCAAGTCCCATTACAGGCACAAGAAGGCGAAATCGTTACCGTTGAGGAGTTCACTCCTGCTCCTGTTGCCATACGGGGAAAGACCTACGTTGAATATCGGGTTACTGCGTACCCGCCAATCGGAGACCAGCTTGACGCGCTCTGGAAAGGTGGCGAAGCCCTCGCTGCGATGCAGCAACAAATTCTTGCGGTGAAGGCCGCGCATCCGAAACCCCAAGAAGGAGAAACAGTATGAGTTGGACACGGAACGGCACGGTTAGCCTGAGCAACGGCAGCGCGATAGTCTACGGCGCAGCGACTACCTGGGCATCGAGCGGCGTGGTTCGCGCTGGCGATACGTTCAAAGCACCGGACGGCAGGGATTACGAAGTGTTGAGCATCCAGAGCAACACACAACTGACGCTTGCTTCTCTTTACCTTGGTGTCACCGCTAGCGCACAGAGCTACGCGATGATCCACACGGGCCTGCTGCCGGCCGAGCTGGCGGTTGAGCTGTCTGATCTGCAGAGCAAATACCTGACAACAATCAGCCAACTTTTCGGATGGGAAACGTCAAGTGCTGACACCGTCCCAATGACCAACCCCGCGACCGGATTTATCGCCGAAGTGATGCCGTTGCTTCGATTCCTTGCCCTCGCATCGGGAACGAACACCGGAGACCAGATCGCTGCAACGACTCCGAATACCCCAGCAGGAAACATCGCCGCAACAACGGTGCAAGCGGCGCTCAACGAATTGGACAGCGAGAAAGCATCTCTGCTGGACGTTGCAAAGCAAACGGGCGTTTATGTCGGCGCCCAAGGCGGGCCTGCCACCTATACGGCATTGGTTACTGGTGTTGTCGCATACAGCGATGGACTTACCATTGATATTCAGCCAGCGACCACATGCGGGGCGTCACCGACGATCAATGTCAACAGCCTTGGGGCAGCGTCGATCTTCCGAGAGCTTACGTCAGGTGTGTACTCGCTTGTCGCGGCGGGCGAAATCCAGCAGTACCACAATCAGCGGCTTACGTACTTGGGGACATTGGGTGGTTTTCTGATTCGCGGATCAACGGCTAGACGCATAAAGCGGCTAAATGCGACTCGCAACATGCAGGCGGGGTCTGGGGTTGTCGCTTACACCGGGGCTGGGTTTAGACCGACGAAGATCACAGCTTATGCCGCCGTCGCAGGCGCGCGACCCTTTTCAGTCGGAACAAGTTCGGCAGTTGCAGGGGGCGGATACTCATGCGGACAGGATGACGCGCACATGAGTATCGGCGGCAGTTTGTTTATCTGGATTCAATCCTCCATACCTGGACAAAGTCAAACAGCGTCCGTCCTTTATATGGACGCCGATGGATTCACTCTATCCTGGGTGAATTCTGGATCTCCCGCCGCCGGTAGTGCTGACATCGTTTTCATCTGCGAGGAATAAACCATGCGAATTCTGACAAACAAAGAAACGGGCGAACTTATCGAGGCCCAATCTGACGCGACCGAAGGTACGCTGATCGCCAACGCAGTCGCTGCGGGAATGTCTGCGTCCGATGTGGTCGAGTCGGTGGTTTCAGATGAGGAATACGCGGCGCTGCGGAAATCAATGGAGCCGAAGCCCGTTATCAGTGTGTCTCCTTGGCAGATTCGCAAGGCGCTCACCGTAACTAACTTGAGAGATTCTGTGGAAGCTGCGGTTGCTGCATCGGATCAGAACACCCGCGATGCGTGGCAGTACGCCACTGCATTCGTGCGTGATGATCCGCTGGTGATTGCCATGAGAGAGTCGCTCGGTAAGACAGTAGAAGAAATCGATGCGTTGTTTGAACTGGCGGCGTCGCTATGAGAATCCAGGAGATCAGGCACCCTGGTGAGTGGTGGCTGATGTACGTCATCGGCAACCTCTCCGCGATTGATTCAGATTACGTCCGGTCGTTCGCTGTTGCCTGGTTGTTCAAGGAGAACGGGAAATGGGTGCTCACCCCGCGATTCACCGGGAACACGGCGCTCTACTACAACGCGGTTTTCTTCGTGCGCTGGACCACGACGCCGCTGATCATCCTGCTCCCAATTATTACGGCATTGGTCGGTAGCAATTGGCCAGCGCTGTTTTTACTACATGGCCTGTTCTGGTCATTCCGCTGGTCAGCCAGCAGCACCTCAAAGGCGCTGTGGCAGGCAGGTATCGGCTGGAAACTTAACGGGCGCTTTGCCCCGCTATTCCGCTTCCAGTCTGACGAGAGTTCCGCCACGGGAGTGACCGGGCCGAACTTCGGCCAGGCAACAGGTTTTAACTACGGGACGCACTGACATGCCAGAGCATCGATGGAGTGACGAGCGGCTCGAGCAGTTCTATCGAGATTTCAAAGATCACGCGCTGCTCGAGAAACTGGAGCAAAAGCAGAATCAGGAAATTTACGATGCGGTTTTTCAGAAAGCCGATACCGATACCAACACCCCCCCCGGGCTTCTGCAAAGTACGGCACAGATTGCCAAGCAGCTTCACGACATGCGGGTCTGGCAGGACCGGCAGAAAACTTTTGTTGGCGGCGCGATCTTCGCTTGCAGCGCAGTCTGGTTCGTTTTAACGGGGGCGGGGCAAAAGTTGTTAGTGCTTTTGCAGAAGCTGTGATCTCGCTCGCCCAACTCAAGAAAATCGAACGATCAACCGTAGCAATCAGGAGGATCAAATCGTGATGACAATCCTGTCATTCCTTGGCGGAAATGCCTTTCGACTGATATTCGGCGAGGTCGCCGCGTATTTCAGCAAGAAGCAGGAGCACGCGCAGGAGGTTGAGCGGATGAAGACTCAGGGCGATCTCGACGCCGCACAACACGCTCGCAATCTTGAGGCCATCAAAGTGCAGGCCGATCTTGGCGTCAAGACGATCCAAGTGCAGGCGGAGGCCACGCTCGATCGTATTGATGCCGATGCTTGGGCCGCTGCGGTTACCGATGTTGGAAAGCAGACTGGGATTAAGTTCCTCGACATTTGGAACGGTAGCATCCGGCCTGCACTGGCGTCGATGGCCATGGCAATCGTAATCTTTGAGGTACTGCAGAACGGTTTTATATTGAGCGATTGGGATCGCGAGCTCGTCGGCGCGATCCTCGGCATCTACGTCGCTGATCGTAGCCTGGCCAGGCGGGGTAAATGATCGAGCTTGCCGTCGCCGTTGCGACTGCACTGGCCAGGCGGTTCGAGGGCTTGTTCCTCGTGCCGTACCTGTGTCCCGCCGGTGTGCCGACGATCGCCTACGGCGCCACGTATTATGAAGACGGTAGGGCGGTCACCCTGCTCGATCCGGCGGTCACCCGCGAGCGCGCCGAGGTGCTGCTGCTTTGGATGGTCCGCACCCGCTACCTGCCTGCCGTGCTCAAGCTATGCCCCGGAATTGATAACCCGCAACGCCTGGCGGCGTTGATCGACTTCGCGTTCAACCTTGGCGCCGGCCAGTTGAAAGCCAGCACGCTACGCAAGAAGGTCAATGCCGGGGCGTGGGGCGATGTTCCCGCAGAGCTTCGTAAGTGGGTCAAGGGCGGCGGAAAGGTGCTGCGCGGGCTGGTCATTCGGCGTGATGCTGAAGCGTCGTTGGTGTAAGCACGCAGCGCATTGATCACAAAAAGTAATCTGTACCTGCTACGTCAAGTCGTTTTAATGATGTAGGTAGTTTTGACGGTATCTATATAATACAATGCCTGTAAGACCTACAAATAGGATGTTATCGAATCCCTCCGTCTCCGCCAGTAGCATGCAGCAATAAGCAATTGTTGCGAACCGTAAAGCACCGAAGCCCTGTAGAATCAAGGCTTCGGTGTTTTTTTTCGCCCATCGTTTGCCTACGTTCCCCACTCAAAAAGGCGGTTCCACACCGCGAGTGTGTAGGTAGATATGTGGTACGGAATGAGGGGAGTAGCGGAGATGCCTACAAATTGCCTGCGGGATAGTGATTGCAAGGCCGCCCGGCCAGCGGAGAAGCTTTTCAAGCTGTTTGATGGCAATGGCCTGCACCTGGCTGTGCTACCGACTGGCGGCAAGGTCTGGCGCGCTGCCTACCGATATGCCGGCAAGCAACAGACCAAGAGCTTCGGGCCCTACCCGGAAGTCTCGCTAGCCGAGGCGCGGCAGAAACGCGACGAGCTGCGGGCGGCGTTACGCGATGGCCTGGATCCGATGGCGGATAGGAAGGCAACGCGCAGCGAGAACCGGCTGCACGGCAAGTCGCGCAAGTGGATCACCTTGCGCGAGGCATCAGAAGAATATTGGGAGGGCCGCAAGGATCTTTCGTCGTCCTACCTGGCAAACGCCAGGCGCGGCATTGCCATGCACCTGTGTACAGCGCTTGGCGATCGCGACATTGCCAGCATTACCCGCGTCGACCTGCTGGCCGAACTAAAACGCATGGACGCCGCCGGCCTGCACGTCTATGTGCGCAAGGTCCGTATGTGGGCCGATCAGGTCTTCGAGTGGGCCGTTGAAAACGAGAAGGCGACGATCAACCCGGCCAAGCTGATCAACCCGAAGAAGGCCTTTGGCCAGTCGAAGGTCGAAAGCTTTTCCGCGCTGACCCTGCGCGACGTGCCGGCCTTCCGCCAGCGGCTGGCCATGGAGGGCGAACTGCAGAGCGTACTGGCCTGCAAGCTGCTGGCCCTGACCTGGACGCGCACGATCGAGCTGCGGATGATGGAGTGGTCGGAGATCGATGAGGCCGAGGCGCTGTGGCTGATCCCCGAGGGGAAGATGAAGCGGGCCAAGGATCACCTGGTGCCGCTGTCTCGCCAGGCCGTGGTGTTACTGAAGGAATTGAAGGCCCGTAGCCGCAGGAGTCGCTACGTCTTTCCGTCAGATCGGACGCTGGAAAGGCCGATGTCTGAGAATGCCGTGCTCTATCTGATCCACCGCATCGGCTACAAGGGGAAATTGACGGGCCATGGCTTCCGGTCGATCGCCAGCACCTGGGCCAATGAGCGGGGATATACGCCGGATGCGATCGAGCGGCAGCTGGCTCACGTGCCGGAGAACAAGGTCAGGTCCATTTACAATCGAGCCGCGTACCTGCCCGAGCGGCGCGCCATGTTGCAGGCGTACGCCGACTGGATGGACTCATGCGATGTTGACGCCGGCGTTGCGCAGGGTCGAGACACGCCAGCCGAGCGTCTTGCGTGACATCCTGACGTCGGGCAGTGGGAGCTTCCCGGCAACCATCCAGCGCCGAATGCTCTCGCTGGTGACACTCATCAGGGCCTGCAACTCGGGGCGAAAGATCACCCGGTCTTTTTCGTCGATAGTCATTTATTGATCGCTTTCTTGAATTCAATAACCCATACATACGGATTGGCTGCCCATGAGCCGGGGCCGTTGATCGACTGCCAAAGGTTCGCATACCCGAGCCTGTACGACTGACGTCCGATCTCGGATACATCCCACGCAGACAGGCAGCCAGCGCTGACGCAGGCGTTCAGACTTATTCCTTCTGCCATACAGTCTTTCTCGCTGATGTCCTGCAGGCGCTCGACGCGGACGCTGACGATTTCGAGCGTGATGCGGCTGGCCCATCGCGGCATGTGGATTGACGGCCGGCACTTGAATCCCCATTGCTTGAAGTCAGCGCGATCTTGTTCGTCCCAACCGTACGCGTCGTAATAGTAAGGAGCCCAGGTATCGGCGCCCTCGCGCATCATCTTCGGCGTGCGTTCGGGGCGTTCCCATCCATTTTCGCGCACCCAAAGGCGATCGCCGGGCTGGCCGTATGGAGAGTTCTCGTAGCTTCCGTTATTCACCTCGCCGGCGAGTTCTCCAGGGACCAACAGGCAGCCAAAGCCAAGGTCCTTGCGCGGCTTCACATTTCTCCGAGTCTGCGTTTTCTTGCCGGCGAGCAGCGCGCGCACCATCGGCGCCGAGAATAAAATCGGTCGTTCTTTCACGCTGCTCTCCTGATAGCCAGTTCGGCAAGGTTGGCAAACACCAGCGCGGACGCCACCGGTGGACAAACAGAATTTCCAACCATGCGCACCTGTGCTGTCTTCGTGAGGGTTAGGCCTTGCGCCGGGTCGTCGCCGATGATGTAGCGCTCGGGGAATCCCTGCGCGCGGTAGAGCTCACGAGGGGCAAGCATACGCAGGCCGATGTCGCTGATCTGGTATTGCTGTCCGGCGACTATCACCAGGCCGAAGCGGTCGCGCGCGGTAATCGTGTGCAGCGGGTCTTCCATTCGAGGGTCTTGGTCGACGCCGTAGTAGGCGGTCAGGAAGGCGCGAACCTCCGCGAAGTGGTTGCCCTGCGCGCTGATGGTATGCAGCGGCTCAGTGGGCTCTTGCCCGGGGGCGTGCGTTCCGGCGTCGCCGCGCATCTTGACTAGGCTGCTGGTGACAACGCCCGCGACTGCTCCGCTTGCTGTGATTGTGTTCAGCGGCTGCTCGACGCTGCGGATGCCATGGCTGAATCGTGGTGCGCCGTTGGCCGACTGTTCGCCGTGGCCCATGTGCACAAGATTTGCGGCGACGATGCTGTTGTGGTCGACGCTAGTGACGGTCGGCACCGGGTTGCGCAGGTCATCGCCGACGACACCGGTGTAGTGCTTGGCGATGAACGCAGAAACGAGCGCATGCTTTGAGGATCCGACCAGCGTACCAATCGGCCTCTCAAGGTCGAGCGCCCTTGGCGACTGGCCGTCGCGCTCGCCGTAGCCGGTCTGGATCATCGTCGGCGCGATCAGCGCGTGGTGACCGCCTTTGGTCTGGGCGCAAATCGTTCGCAAAGGTTCGTCAATGGGCATGCAGCGCGGGCTTGAGGCGTTGGCGTGCTCGGTAAGCACTGGCGCGACGAGCGCATGATTTCCACCGCCGGCGTGAATCGTCCGGAACGGCTCGGCCATGCTGTAGCTGCGGTCGCCTCCGGTGCGCCCCTTGTGCTCACCATGAGCCAGCCCGACGATGAACGGATCCGCCGCATTGACCACATAGCGCATGATCCCCTTGGCGATCCGGCGCAGAGTGGCATCGGCCAGCGGCCGGGCGCGTTCAAAGATCGACGGGCAGGGCAGGGTGAAGTCGATGCATTCCGCCGCGGTGCGCCACGGTTTCAGCTTCTTGGCCTTAGCCGTCTTCGGGTCAGCATGGGTCGGCGCCGGCCAGACAATCGACTGACCGTCACAGCGCGCGATCAGAAACAGGCGTTTGCGGATCGTCGGTGTGCCGTAATCGCAAGCCTTGAGCACCTTCCATTCGACGACATACCCCTGGCGGCGCAACGCATTGACGAACACGTTGAACTCGCGCCCCTTCTGCTTGGCGTCCGGCCGCATACTGCCGTCGGCGCCCTCGACCAGCGGCCCCCAGGTAATGAATTCCTCGACGTTCTCGAGCATGATCACGCGCGCCTTGAGCGCGGCCCAGCGCAGCGTCACCCAGGCCAGCCCGCGAATCTTCTTCTCGACCGGCTTGCCGCCCTTGGCCTTGGAAAAGTGTTTGCAGTCGGGCGACAGCCAGACGAGGCCGACCGGGCGGCCCTGCGTCACCTCGCGCGGGTCGACGTCCCAAACGCTCTCGCAGTAGTGTTTCGTCTCGGGGTGGTTCGCCTTGTGCATCGCGACAGCCTCCGGGTCGTGGTTGATCGCGACGTCGACGCGCCGGCCAAGCGCCAGTTCGATTCCTGTGCACGATCCGCCACCGCCCGCGAAATTGACGACCAGCATTTCCTTATGGATGTCGAGGTTGAGTTGCATTCCTACCGCATCCGGTGCGTGGTGATTGATCCGCCGGGGACCAGGTCGAGGTGCTTGACGCCGCTTCCGGTAACCTGGTCGCCGCTGCGCAGCGTGCGCACGGTCTCGCCCTGGTTCTGTGTTGCTTCGGTCTCGGTAAAGAACCCGCTGCCGCTGACCTTGTTGGCTACGCGCATGAAGTCGACCTCGACCTTGGCGGTATTGACGACGACTTGGGCAGTGTCGTTGATGGCCTTCGCCTTATCGGGCGTGATCGAACCGTCTTTCAGGCCGGCGAGGGTGGCGAACAGATGGGCCCTGAGTGCTTTGATGTCAGACATTGCTTTGTGATCTCCGGTTGATTTGACGACTGACCACACCGCGCAGCTGCACCAGCGCGGAGATCTCGGTGCCATATTGGTGATACGAATTGCGCAGCATCAGCGCACTGCGGGTAATGACCTCCAGATTCCCGATCGTGCAGTTCTGCTTGTTCCCATCTTTGAAAACGAGGGCCATTCCGGCTGGCGGATAGCTGCCGTGATTCTCCTTCCAGACCACTCGGTGCATCTGGGCCCACTTGCGCGGCTCCTCAATCTTGATTTCGATGTAGCCATCGACCGTAATGCGCGTGCTTCCGACCGGCCGGTGGTTGGCCACCGATTGACCTGGCTTGAACTGCGTTTCAGCTGACCTTCCCCCTGCTTTCCAGCCCTTGATTCCCTTGTTGAAAGGGGTTTGTCCGGGCTTGAATTGCGTTTTGACGCCGTGATTTTTTTCCCGAGACACTGCCGATAGATAGGCATGGCTCTTCTTGATGCCGTGGATATAGGCACAGTTGTTCATGCTGTTGATCGAAATCCCCATTTCATTGGCCAGATTGGCCGTCGGAATATCCGGGTAGCGATCGCGCATGATCTGCAGTTCGGACTCTGTCCACCGGTGCTTTGGCTGCTTTCTCGGCGGTGAAAAGGCGCGGGTCATGGCGCCTCCCTATTGCGTCTGCGCTGAACCATCTCAAGGCAGTGCGCGGCCATCGCCAAATCTTCGGCGGCATATTTCTCTTTCGGCTTCCGGTGATACTTGCGCAGCAGCCACATGGCCAGGCAGATCCCGATCGGGCCACCAGATAGAAAACCGGCGATCTCCCAGCCGCTGGCGTCGGGTACCAGCTTGTAGAGCGTCAAATTGCCGACGCCGATCAGTGAGCTGTTGAAGAAGGCCCCGACGTAGCGCCCGTTATTGACGAGTAGCGACTGCGCACCAAGCGCGGTGACCAAGGCCAGGGTCGACGCGAAGATGGCCAGGGCGGTCATAGCGTCGTCTCGCCGGCGATCTCGAACACGAAGCCAAGCGCCGCATCGATCTGTTCATAGAGCTGCTCAAGCGTTCCATTGTTGACCAGACCGCGGTCGACCGTGATGGCGGACTGTTCGATCTCGCTTTGGTGCGCACTGTGCTCGGTTGTTGCGGCGCCGGGGCGGATTACGCGCCAGACCTCGCCGCCCAGCCGCTTGACCAGACCCGCCTCGCTCAGAAACCGAACGTCAGTGATTACGACATCCTCGCCGACGTGCGCCGCGGCGCGCAGCCGGCGCGCCATGATGTCGGTCCAGAGCCCATCGGCGATCATATGGCGGCCCCAGTCCGTGCCCAGCGTCTGCATCAGTCGCCGTGGACTGCAGTTGAGCTGGGAAATAACCGATTCCTTGTTTTCCGGCCGAAAGTGGTACGGCTCGAGATCGAGGCCGGCGATCAGCATGGCGCGTATTGGGTCGGCGAAGGCGGTCGGTGCGAAGCCATGCGCTTTATTCAGATAGGCGCTGACGGTGTCTTTTCCAGACATTGCCGCGCCGGTGAGTCCAATAATCATTTTTTTCTCCGGTAGGTTTTGGTTAAATCACCCTTGATGCAGTGGCCGCGATAGCGAAGGGTATTGGCGAGCTGCGCCCGGTCATGATGACTATGCCCCGACTGGCGAAACAGCCCGAAATAGCTGTTGGCCGTCTCGAAGAGCTTGTCTGATTCGATCTCGCGCACACGGCGCAGTGCATCGTTGAACGTACGCCGCCGGGTGACGCGCCGCCACGGCTTGATCACCTGGCCAATGAAGTCGATGCCGCGATCAACAGGCTGCAGGATCGTCTTGGTCGGGTTGAGCCTGGCGTGCAGCCGGTTAGGAAGAAACGTTTCGATCGCTTCGTGCGCGGCATTGAGCCACTGCGGCGACTCGTGGAGTAGAACGAAGTCGTCGACGTAGCGGATGTAGTGCCGCGCGCCGATCCTGTGCTTGACGAACTGGTCGAGCACGTCGAGATAGACGTTGGCGAAGAACTGGCTTGACAGGTTGCCGATCGGCAGGCCGAGGTTCGCCGGCTGACTGGTCAGTCGCTTGTGCGCGGGAACACGCTCAAGCAACGCTGCATTGCCGCGCAGTTCGTAGTTCTGGCGCGGGTCATGAAACAGCACCAGGTCAGCCAGCCAAAGCCACCATGGCTCGCTGACGCGCTTGGCGACCAGGTCGTGGACGATGTGCTTGTCGATGCTGACAAAGAAGTTCGCCAGGTCGAGCTTGAGATACCACGCCGGCCGGGACCAGTTCTGCGAGACGCTGCGGACCTTCGCTTCGAGCCGTTGCGCCGCATAGAGCGTTCCGCGCCCTGGAATGCAGGCGCAACTGTCGGCGATGAAGGAAGCGTAGAACCGCGGCGAAATCCGGTTGTAGAGCAGGTGGTGCACGATCCGATCGCGGAAGTCTGCAGCCCACACTTCGCGCGGTTTTGGTCGGGTGATGACAAAGCAGATCGATCGACCGGGGCGATAGGTGCCGCGCTGCAGCTCGTCGAACAGCGCGCCGAGGTTGCGCTCGAGGTTCTGCTCGAAAGCCAGTGCACTGGCGCTGTTGCGCTTCGACTGGCGACAGTCGAAATACGCTTGCACCAGTTCATGGAAGGAAAAATCAGGTTGGGGTGCTGCGCATTGATCTGCGGACGGCTCGGGCGCGGAGCTTGTTGTTGATGTCGTTGTTGTTCTGGTTGCCGTTGTTGAAGTTCTGATACCAGGCGTAGCCAGAATCCGAGGCGTTGTGTGCTCGCTATCGATGTCGCAACCGCGAAGGCTTTCGCCGATCAGGGTTGAAACTGCGCCAGACCGGTCACGGCGGCTGCCGTCGGTATCTGCGATGCGCATGTCGGTGGCCTTGTGAGCCAGCGGCGAGACCAGATTAATAAATCGCTCAGTCATGGTGGTCGTGACCATCAGGAAGCGGGCGATGCGGAGGCGCGGCGCCATCCTGACGCTTGCTTGCCGACGCTGTTGGTGAGCTCGATGGCCTTCGCGTATTGGGCGGTCGAAATCAGCCGCTTGTCCCGTGAAAGCCGCAACAGCAGTTCGGCGACTTGAAGGCGCTCGATCAACTCGCCGAGGTGTGGTGCTTTATCCCGCGCGCAGTTGGCGCGAAAGATCAGCACGACGATCTCAACGCATTCGGCGCTGATCTTGCCGCCGATGCTCTGCTTGAAGTCGCGCGGCATGCTCCTGACCGAGTCCGTAACGGAATCGAGCAGGTCGTAGGCGACCTTGTAGATCGGGAGTTGATTCGTGAGGGCCATGATAAATAGCTAAATTACTGAATAATTAATCTGCGGACGGCTCGGGCGCGGAGCTTGCTGCCGACGCCGTAGCTGAGCTGGCGGCCGTTGTCGAAGTACTGACACCAGGCGGAGCCAGAACCCGAGGCGTAAAGTTCGCCTGACCAGTACCAGTCGCTCTTGAACTGGGTCTTGCAGTTGGCGTACAGAAGGGCTTGTTCCTGGCGCGTCGGCAGCTCGCCGCCGGCCTTCTGAGCGAACGCCTTGGCCTTCTCCCAGGTGAGCGACTTGTCGCCCGCCAGCAGGATCAGGTGATGGCTCGGCGCGCCGTCCTCATTGAGGATCAGGCCGGCATAGGTCTCACCGGCGGCGAGTGTGGGAAGGGTGATGGTTTGTTCCATGGTGTTCCTCGAGGAAGAAGTGATTAACGGGCGGACATGGCCCACGCCAGACGGCGCGAGTAGTTGAGCCGACGCATGTAGCGCCAGGCGGTGACCGCGCGTGCCGCCAGGGCGATCAGGCGCGGCACGGCGCGACATCCTTGACGAGTCTCGCGGCGAACAGCGCCCAGCCCTTAACCGGCTTGGGCAGCAGGGCGAACTGGCGGCCGTTGGTGTAGAGACGCAGGCCGGCCAACATGGCCGCGTTAGCCTGCTGCACCAGGTCGAAGGCCCGGGCCTCGGGATCAACGGGGAAGAAGACGGCGGAGATCATGATCAGGCGGCCTGCTGGAGGTCGCCGGCGCCGGTGGCTTCCTGCACGATGTCCAGTGCAATGACCGGGCAGTCGAAGCCGACCAGCGTTAACGTCATCTCACTCATGCAGGGCGTGCCGGTCGGGCTGACGCCGGCGTATTTCGCGTCCTCACAATAAATGTTCAGGCCGGCTCTATGGATTGCGTTGCGAACAGTCGACAGCTTCTTGTTTCCGACTTGAACCCATGCGGTGATGCTGTTGAGGTGCACAGAAACTACAGGGTTTCCTGTGACACCAAGGGTATCGCTGGCCCTGAGCAGCGCTGACAGCGTCTCGCACTTAGTGATTTGTAGATGGTTTTCTTCAATGGCTTTGAGTTTCTTTCCGCACTCCGCCATCACCTCGCGCACCAGTTTTTGCTGCAGTGTCAATTCTGCGGCCGGGGTTTCAATCATTTCGAACATGGTCAGATCCTTAGGATTCCACGTCTTGTAGCGGTCGGAGATCGAATTGATAAATTACTGAATAATTAATCTGCGGACGGCTCGGGCGCGGAGCTTGCCGTAGATGCCGTGGTC